AATTTGTCAGGCTGTCTGACGGCTGCGCGATGGGATCGAGTGCTGGATTTTCTCCGGCTTTTAGTCGGCTGCTACTGGGTGATTGCATCCCGTGCCACAATTCTTTTGGCTGCATTCTCTTAAGCCCATGATTTTATTGATTTATTATGGATAAGCCTATCACCTATTCAGTCACAGGTTATTAGATTATCTAATGATTTCAATGGTTTAGATATATGATCGTATCCCTTGCCCGAAATCCTTAGCCTACCCCCGCCAGTGCCACCCCCACCCCCCCGGTTGCCATATACAGCCCTGACATAATTTGGGTATTTTGCAACCGTAAACCACCCCAGCCACTTACTATGTCTGCGAAACTGTAAACACCCTACCTCTAGTGGTGGGTTGAAAATATATTACCATGTCAAGTGTCTTAGGGGTTGCGGCACTAGGTGGCGTATGTTATGTTGTAAGCACCACTTAGTAAATTGTTGGAAGAGACACTATGAGTGATGAAGACTTGGGGCAAGACGCCACATTGTTTGAGGGTGGTATCCCTATCTGGTTAGACTTGGAATTTGAGGTAGATGTTGACGGGATGTTTAACGTCCTGATCTACATCACTGTGGACGAGTTTGAAGAGAAGGTTATCCGTAAGCCTCTGTATGAAGTGATTGAATATATGTTAGACGATGAGACTGATTATCGGGGGCTATACGCAGTAGCCAACGAAATGGTTAAAGAGTCTGAGAAGCTGAGGGAAAAAGCACAGCGAATAGAAGACAGTACTGCAAACGTATCTGATCTGTTCGACTCTGCTTATGACCCAACTTAATCTTTTCGATGATGAATGGGTTAGCCTAGCCTCTTTCGAGGGGGATTCTAAGGTGTGTACTAAGTGCCACGAAGAGAAGCCTCTGACTGCATTCACTAAGTCCTCTGGGGCTAAATACCTTAGACCTGAGTGCAAGAGTTGCATTAACGAACTCAATAGAGTGCGTAATGATCTTAGGTCCAAGTACGGTATGCCTGATGAGGACTACACCTGTCCTATCTGCCTTAAGTCTGCTGAGGAAGTAGATGGTAAAGGCGGTAATGCTGGACCTTGGGTTGTAGATCATTGCCACCATACGGATACGTTTAGGGGTTGGCTATGCCATAGCTGCAACCGTGGTATAGGTGGGTTTGAGGATAATATAATACAGCTTAAGAGGGCTATTAAGTACTTAGGTGCATAGCGGGTATACGTCTCTGAAAGTACTCTCCAAGTCTCCTGCGTGGTATAATGAAACCACATATAGAGCAGGAGATAAATATGTTTACCAAGATGTTTGCCGTAATGGTTCATGCCTTCACTGGGGATGCAGCGGTAGTTAAGAAGATACAGCATATGCAGCAGCGCAGAGCAGATTACTGGCTGTTACAGAATATGACTGACAAGGATTTACATGATATTGGGATTAGTCGCGGGGAGATATATGATAAGGTATATCGCGGTTAACGGCTTATAGCCATCTACTATAGTATACGGCCCCGAAGACAACTTCATTTTATCATGAAAACAACCAACCGTCAATAACTCATTGGTATAAAAACCAGTTAATTAGCTGTTGACCTTACCCCTGATTTAATGTTACAATGAAGGGGTAGGTTATGAAAGGTGTCTATGTCTTTTAACCTATACTATATTCGGGCTGCTATTCAGGCCCGTACAGGCCAAGTTCTCAAGTTTGATAAGATACGCCAACTCCTTCTAGAAGAAGGCTTAGTATCTCAACAGGAGTTGGACCGTAACCCAATGGCAAAGGAGTTCGACGGATACGGACGATACTTTGCAACTGAAGATTGTTCAGTAACCGTACCCCCTGATCCCAAGCAATATATAGCAGAACTACTTGATGAAGAGTTTGATGAAGGAGAATAAGAATGCCCCAAGGTAAAGGAACTTACGGCTCTAAAGTGGGCCGTCCTCCAAAGAAGAAGAAACCAGCCATGATGGGTGGTGGCATGGCCCACAAGAAGGGTAAGCCTAAGATGATGTACGGCGGCATGGCTGCTAAGAAGAAGAAGTAATGTGGATCGGGGTTATCCTGATATGTGCTTCACCCGTAGATGCTACTAGTTGCGATGTCTTAGTTCGCACTAGTGGCGGGTTCTTTTCTCAGGATACTTGCATAGCTCAAGTTAAAGACGATCTCAGTAATATGAATGTTCAGAACGTCTACACTCGTTACAGATGCTTTGAGATGCAAGGCTCAGTCTAAACCAACTAAATAACCAACCAAGGCCACTATGTTAGCAGAAACCTTAGCAGTCGTTTCGGCGGCGAATGCCGCTATATCACAAGTTAAAACTCTCATAGGGCATGGCAATGACATTTCCTCTATGGGGCGTCACTTGGGTGCTATCCTGACTGCTGAGGAAACTCTCAAGGCTCAAGGCAACGTAAAGAAGAAGTCACTCTTTTCTACGGCACTGGGTAAGGATGAGGACTCTTTTGAAGAGTTCATGCAGCTTGAGAAGATTAAAGAGGCTCGTAAAGAAATCGAGTCCATGATGCGTCTATACGGACGTCCGGGGCTTTATCAGGACTGGGTAAATTTTCAGGTTGAGGAACGTAAGCGGAAGAAGGCTGAAGCAGAAGAAAGAGCCAAAGCCAGAGCGGTTATAATGGAAATCATACAATGGTGTATTGTGTTCCTGATTGTTGTTGGTGGCTGTGCAGGACTAGTCTGGTGGGCGTGGACATTTAGATGACCCTTATATCCCATTTTCCACTTCCTAGTATGCCGTTTCAAACTCATGTGAATATTGTCTTTGAGAACGGTGTAGGAGAGCCTGTAGAGAAAAAGGTACGTGCTGGAGAAGCCGGATCAGTTGAACCCATTGATGAGCATACCCCTGTGGAGAACCTAAAGTTAGTGGACCAACGGTATGCGTATAACCCTGACCCTAATAAGCTGAGAACGCCTACAGGTCAGATAGTGGACTTTGTAGTGGCATGACTAAGCGTTTAGATAAATCGAAGATGGCCTGTAACAAACCACGGCGTACATCTGGTGGAAGCAAGAAGTTTGTAGTCAAAGCCTGTCAGGACGGCACAGAGAAGATCGTCCGATTTGGCGACCCTAATATGAAAATTCGTAAAAGCAATCCTAAAGCCCGTAAATCCTTCCGCGCAAGACACAAGTGTTCAACAGCTAAGAACAAATTATCTGCGCGGTATTGGTCCTGCAAGAAATGGTAATCTGATGGCTGCTAAGAAAAAGAAGGCTAATGACGCCTGTGTGAGGAAAGTAAAATCTAGGTACAAGAAATGGCCGTCAGCATATGCTTCAGGTGCTGTGGCTAAGTGCCGAAAAGTAGGCGCTAAGAACTGGGGCAATAAAAGCAAAAAGAAGAAGTAGTATGGCGGTACGAAAGTCTAAAAAAGGAGCCGCCTTAAAGAAGTGGTTTAAAGAGGATTGGCGTGATGTAAAGACGGGCAAACCCTGTGGACGTTCTGGAAAGAACGATAAGCGAAAAGGATACCCTGCCTGTCGCCCTGCTTCCCAAGCAAAGAGTAAAGCTGCCAAGAGCGCAGCTAGTAAAAAAACTGGTCCGAAGCGCGTTAGCTGGGGCAAAGCAAAGTACAAGGGGTAATCATGTCTGATAATCGTCTGCATCGGATTGAGGAAAAAGTGGATAAATTAGCTGAAGCTATGGTTGGAATGGTCCGTATGGAAGAACGACTAGTTTCAGCATTTAAACGCATGGATAACATTATTGAATATCAAGGCAAGTTGGATGCCCGTTTAGGGGAAATGGAGAAACAGGCAATTGTACGCGGCCAGAAGATTGCGTTTGCTGAGAGATTTTTCTGGATGGTGGCTACAGGCGCAGTTGGCCTAGCCTTTGTATTTCTGAGGTAGATCATGGACGATAAAAAATACACAGATAAGCAATTAATGTTCTTGGAAGCCTTGATGTCTGAAGAGTGTCGAGGTAATCTACGTTTAGCAATGGATGCGGCTGGGTATTCTAAGGAAACCAGCATATCATCCGTGGTATCTTCCTTACGTGAAGAGATCAACGATAAAGCCTCAATGACACTCGCTATGAACGCTCCAAAAGCTGCTTGGGGCATGATTGATGTTCTTAATGATCCCAGTGCTATGGGAGCTAGAAACACTGTAGCAGCAGCCCGTGAAGTATTGGACCGCACAGGTCTGATCAAGAAAGAGCAAGTCGAAGTTAAAAACACAGGCGGGGCAATGTTTATATTGCCACCGAAGAGTGAAGATTGAGTATTTGGTTAGACAAAGCCAGACCAAACAAAACTGCTAAGATACCCTACGCCTACAAGCCATCAGAAGATGATCCGCTTATATTGGTTGCTGACCAAGAGAAAGCGATACTAGTAGAAGAGGCATTGGACTACTTAGAGGATGGTCATTCCAGCCGTAAGACCGCTGAGTGGTTAACGGGTAAGACTGGTGACAAGATAAGTCATCAAGGTCTTATTCATATATGGAAGGACAGACGGGGCAAAGACTCTGACAATCCTTCTAAGAGATTAAAGGAACTAGAGAAGGCTAACCGTAAGCGTAAGCCTAAGACAGCCGCTGATAAGAAGCTCAGTGCAGCTAAACGCAAACAGTCTGACGCTAAGAGACGCCTTACAGTAGCTAAGAAGAAGCTAGAGGAACTACAGCCAACCCAAGAGTTGGAGACTGCTAATCTCGACTTCTCTGTGATTGAGAGTGAGAGACAAAAGAAGGAAGTAGTATTTGCACCAAACGCCGGACCCCAAACAGAGTTTTTGGCCGCTTCAGAACAAGAAGTATTATATGGGGGAGCAGCCGGAGGGGGTAAGAGTTACGGACTACTTGCAGACCCAATGCGCTATTTTGATAACCCTAACTTCAACGGGATCATATTAAGGCGCACGAATGACGAACTCAGAGAACTCCTATGGAAATCGCAGGAACTGTACCCCAAAGCATTTCAAGGAGCAAAGTGGCAAGAGAAGAAATCACAGTGGACGTTCCCGTCAGGAGCAAAACTCTGGCTCACCTACCTCGAAAGGGATCAAGACGTTTTACGATACCAAGGTCAGGCATTCACGTACATTGCGTTCGACGAACTAACCCAATATGCCAGTCCATTCGCTTGGACATATATGAGATCACGACTTCGTACAACTGACCAGACTTTGCCGATATACATGCGAGGCACTACGAACCCCGGAGGTCCGGGGCATGGTTGGGTTAAGAAGATGTTTATTGACCCAGCACCCGCCAATAAAAAGTTTATTGCTAAGGATTTAGATAGCGGTAATGATTTAGTTTACCCAGAAGGCCACGCTAGGGCCGGAGAACCTCTGTTTCATAGACGCTTTATTCCAGCATCACTCTACGACAATCCATATTTAACTGAGGACGGTGCGTATGAAGCAAACTTGTTATCATTGCCGGAGATGCAAAGAAGGCAGTTGTTGGAAGGAGACTGGGGCGTGGCAGACGGAGCCGCGTTTTCAGAGTTCAGACCCAATGTGCATGTCATTGAACCCTACGATATTCCAAGTGAGTGGGTACGATTTAGGTCATGCGATTATGGATATTCTTCTTATTCTGCTGTTCATTGGTTTGCTATTGATCCCAGCTACGGCACATTGATCAACTATAGGGAATTATACCTGAGTAAACACACAGGCAGAGACTTAGCAAGAGCCGTACTTGAAGCTGAAGGCTCAGAAAAAATGCAATACGGAGTACTCGACTCCAGTTGTTGGCATAATCGAGGACAGATTGGTCCTTCTATAGCCGAAGAGATGATTGCTATGGGCTGTAGGTGGCGTCCAAGTGACCGAACCAATGGCGCACGTATAGCAGGAAAGAACAGACTACACGAAGTTTTAAAGGTTGACGAAGTAACTGAACTTCCGGGGATACAATTTTTCAATACGTGCAGACAGATCATTGCAGATTTGCCCGTACTACCGTCAGACCCAAGAGGTACAGACGATATTGACCCCCGATATGCCACTGACCACGCATACGACAGCGTAAGGTACGCAGTTATGAGTAGACCTAGAGCCTTTTCGCCCTTCGATTGGGGTAAAGGCGTTCCACAACAGAGTTGGCAACCCGCTGACGCAACATTTGGGTATTAAATATGGCTTTAATGGATAAACCTACCCCTGAAGATATGAATGAATCCGCTGAAACGGTGGCCTTGGAAGAAGATGGCAACGTAGAAGAGGAAAACATCACGTATTCTGGGGCAGTCGCCTTTGTAAATTCGCAGTTTACCCGTGCAAAGGACGCACGATTTACTGATGAGGACCGTTGGCTGGACGCATATCGCAATTATCGCGGTTTATATTCGTCTGAAGTACAATTTACGGACACTGAAAAGTCAAAAGCATTCGTTAAGATCACTAAAACCAAGGTTCTGGCGGCATTTGCCCAGTTAGTGGACGTATTATACGCCGGATCGAAGTTTCCACTGGGTATTGAGGCCAGTAAGTTCCCTAAAAACGTAGCAGAAGCCGTTTCGTACAATCCTAACGCACTTACGAGTGAAAAAGTTAAGGATAAAGTCGGTGTATCCTACGATGTGCCGGAATCTATTGTCCGTCCAGAGATTGCCAAAGACTTAGGGCTGTTTAAAGAGAAACTTGCCCCTGTTCAGGATGATTTACAGCTTGGTGCAAGTGCTATTGAGGGCGCAATCACGTTTGAACCCGCCAAAGTAGCTGCCATGAAGATGGAAAAGAAGATGCACGATCAGTTGGATGAGACTGACGCGCAGAAACACCTACGATCTACTTCATTTGAGGCCGTACTCTTTGGTACTGGCGTAATGAAGGGTCCATTTGCCCAAGACAAGGAATATCCGCGCTGGGATAAGGACGGTAACTACGATCCTATGTTTGAGACGATCCCTAAAGTGGAATACGTCAGTATATGGGATTTCTACCCTGATCCAGACGCTAGAAACATGACTGAGGCCGAATATTCTATTCAACGCCACAGATTAAACCGCTCTCAGCTACGCAGCCTTAAAAAACGTCCGCATTTCCGTACGGAAAGTATTGAATTAGCTGTAGAAGCTGGTTCTGACTATATACGTGAGTACTGGGAAGATACCCTAGAGGATGACTCCAATAACGGTGCTATGGACCGATATGAGGTCTTAGAGTACTGGGGTATCCTAGATACAGAGTTGGCTGAGGAAGCTGACATTGAAATACCGCGTGAATTAGAAGATCAAGACGAAGTACAGGTCAATATCTGGGTTTGTAATGGTCAAATCCTACGTCTGGTACTGAATCCGTTTACTCCCACCCGCATTCCGTATCTAGCCGTACCATACGAATTAAATCCGTATTCATTCTTTGGTATAGGTGTAGCGGAAAATATGACCGATACGCAATTATTGATGAACGGCTTTATGCGAATGGCTGTAGATAATGGCGCATTGAGTGGAAACCTACTCATAGAGGTAGATGAGACTAACTTAGTTCCGGGGCAAGATATGTCTGTGTATCCGGGCAAAGTGTTCCGCAGACAGGCAGGGGCACCCGGACAGGCCATCTTCGGCACCAAATTTCCCAATGTTTCCCAAGAGTTACTGATGATGTTCGACAAGAGCAGACAACTTGCGGATGAGGCTACAGGGATACCTTCCTATACGCACGGTTCTGGTGCAGTTGGGGGCATTGGTAGAACTGCTGCGGGTATGAGTATGATGCTTGGTGCTGCTGCACAGAATATTAAGGCAGTAGTCCGTAACATCGATGACTATCTGTTAGCTCCGCTAGGTAAGTCATTGTTTGCATTCAATATGCAGTTCAACTTCGATGAAGAGTTTATTGGAGACTTGGAAGTAAAAGCCAGAGGAACAGAAAGCCTGATGCGGAATGAAGTACGCAGTCAGCGTTTGCTTCAGTTTATGCAAATGACGGCTAACCCCGCAATGGCTCCGTTTGTGAAATATGATTACATTCTACGTGAGTTGGCGGCTTCTATGGACTTGGATGAAGAGAAGATACTCAACGATCCAAGAGAAGCGGCACTCCAACAAAAAATGATGGCTGAGATACAGGCGCTTATGCCTGAGCAACCAGTCCCACCCCAAGGGCAACAACCACAAGGCGGTCCACCCCCAGTATCTGATCCAACAGGTAATGGTGGCGGCAATATAGGTGCAGGGGCCGCACCAGAGCCAGATGCAGCAGGATTTACAGGTGCTGGTGGTGGAGCCAACGGCGGCAACGTACCACCTCAGCAAGGTCAACAAGTACCACCTAATGGGGCAATGCAATAATGGATAAAGACTTATACCGTTCACTACTTCCATTGGTGAACGATAAAACGAGTATGGAGCTTCTCATGCAGTACGCTGAAGCTCGAATACCCTCTCTACACAACGCCTTGGAACAAGCACAGACGATAGAAGCTGTACGCGCCATGCAAGGCAGAATCGCAGAACTTCGTAGGTTCAAGACCCTGCGAGAAGAAGTATTGGAAGGTTCTAAGTAATGGGCATTTATGAGCGTTTATTTGGCGGTGGTACTGAGGAAGAAACTTTTCAGGGCGGTACGGCAGAGCAATGGCAGGAATATGCTAAAGAAATAGCCGTAGACGTTCCAGAGATTACTTGGAAAGACGTAGGAAATGTAGCCTTAGACTTCACCCCTATCATAGGAGACATCAAAGGCGGTTACGACACCGTTAAATTGATTGGGGAAGAGCTAGATAAGGAAAACCCTAACTATTACCTGATTGGTGCAATGGGCGGTCTAGGGGCCGTTGGCACTATTCTTGGGTTAGTTCCGGGGGCTGGTGACGCTGCACAGAAGGCTATCATGCAGGGCACAAAGATGATGGCTGAAAAAAGCGGTCAACTTGCAGGAGACGTTACTGGTATAGCTAGGGCCGTAAAAGACGGCGATATAGAGTTTCTTAGAAGCTATCGTGATCCATCCACTGCTCAGGGCGTAGGTGCTGACGTAGTTAAGAAGCCTGTAAATAAAGCTACAATTGCAGAGCTTGATCCAACCACTATGCGGGATGGAACAAAAAGACAGGGCTATTATGAAAACAAGCCCCCGAATTACATTGAAGACATTGAGGTACAGACTAGGGATACTGGGGAGCTAATACCTGAAAAACCATTAGTTATTGATGATCTACAAGATACTACACTAATACCATTACCCGCTGATAGGTCAGACACAGGGAAAGAACTACTTGGTATTAAGGGTGGAGCTAGAGACTATACTTTTACTAATCCTATATACTTAGGTGGCGGCGATGGCTTTATGCGTGATCCTTATACTGGAGCATTTGCGTCTATGCCGAATGTTGTAAAAGAACAGACGGACCTTGCCAAAAAAATAGCGGATGAAGGTGGTGATCCCAGAGTAATATTTACAGCGATGGGGCCACAGGGGGTAGACTTCAATGACATGATGACTAGCACTGCTATGGATATGATCCGACAGGATTTACCCAACATTAAAAAAGCTGATGTTGATCAACTAGATAGCTGGATAAGAACTAATATAGATCGTGACTTTCCGGGAATATCAGACTCTGGGGCAGAGCAATATTTAATTGATAATGTTCCGGGAACTCGTAGGAGATTAATTTGGCAAGAACTTAATAGAGGTGAGTATACCAAAAAAGGTTTCCCAAATATGGGGGATGCCAGAGTAGGAATTACAAAGCCCTCACTACTTACAACTCCTTCGTTAGAAGGTACGTCTGTAGCTAAGATTAGCACACAAGGCTCTGAATTATACGGCCCAGTAAAGCAACATAAAACGTACTCTGCTCAGTTTGGACCCACAGGTGCAGAGGGATATGTAGGTACTCTTGGTGCATTACCTTACGAGATACTTCATAGAGACTTTTTTGAAGCCCGTAGACTACAAGGAAAGCCACTAGGATCAGACCAACGTGCTTTAACTATGGGCAAGTTTGGTACTAATGTTGATCAACAGATGGTTGATGAAGCCAACGAATATACAAATCTTATTGATCAGGCTGAACGAGATGAATATCGCAGAAACATCTCTGATATGCGGCAGGATCGTAAGCAATATAAGTTTGGAGACAATGGTGGCCCACCACTAAACGATCCACCCGTTGAAACTCAAATGGCTACAGCATTTGGAGATGAGTTAGAGATTGGAACTAGCCAATTCAATATGGAAAACCCCAACGTAGTTCTAAAGAACCATACCATAGATGACTTAGAGTCTATTGATTTAACTAAAAGTACAGCGGGTGGCCCTACGAAAAATGCTATGATCAACGCCCCTGTAGAGGAAGGTGCAGAGAAGTCGGTTCGTTTAAACCTAAACTCCAAGATTGATCCTGATGGTCCACCAGCACCTTTTAATAGGTTGCAGACAGTTCACCCAATAAACTCAAAAGGGGTTCCTAACTATAGTAAGGCAGAGTCCTATTTACCCGCAGTTACCTTAGAAAACGGTACATTTCACGTAGATCAGAAAAAGCGAAGAGCTATAGCTGAGGATGGTAAAAAAGTTCCTGCTATGTCTGTTCAAGGTAATGTTACCTCTCAGAGAAATGTTCTTAATGAAATGGATGATACGGTTGTAGAAGTGGGCATTAATCCCTTCGACAAACACCTCTTTATAGATATGAATACAGGTCAAGCGGTAAAAGGCTTTGATATTGCTACAGTTTATAGAGACAGGGTTTACGCAAAAGGCGTGACGTACTGGAAGAAAGCTGAAGCTCCTGAACCGTTACCCGCTAAAGGGGATACCCCTATCGTGAATCAAGTTAGGTATGCCTTTAATAGAGGCGGCTTTGCCGCGCCAGTAGGATACTAGCATGGACCCTCTAGTAGAACACCACCTATTTAACATTGCCAATAACAAGGCGTTAGAAAACGAAGATGGTACACTGTCTACAGTGAAGGGCATCATTGTTGATATAGACGGCACTCAAACCCTCATCCCAACTATATGGGATGGTAAGGAAGTAGACACACAGACTGCCATAGAGAACGCTAATAAGTCTGGAGTTAATTGGCAACGGGCGTTTGGCGATAGTGCTGTAGATACTCTCAGAGAGATTGAAATTGAAGGCAAGAAAGAGATGTCTGACCAGACAACTCCTGAAGAAGCTCAGTCTAAGTTAGATGCATACTATGAAGAACTAGACAGCATCCCTGTTGGCGAAAGAGTTGGAGTTAGAGAGGTTGGTAAGCTGGGGCTTATGGGCCTCATGCTTGGCGGTCAAAAACTAGGATTCAACATGGGTCCAGTATGGGAATCTATTAAAGGACAGGGTTTTGCTCTTGGTGGCTTGGCCTCAAACACTAAGGGAATAACCACAGAGGAAGGTTTAGACATGGCTAAAAAGGCATTTGTACGAGACGATAAGAAAGCTGACTTGAACAATGACAACCAGCTATCTGATTATGAAAAAGCACGGGGAGACGCTGTACAAAAGGCTATGGCTGATGACCCTGAACAGGACGAAAAGTTTTCAGCGGCACACGGCGGTATGGCCTGTGGCTGCGGAATGTCCGAAGGAAGCTGTGGCTGTGGAAAAGACGGTATTATGGGATACGACAATGTGAGCGGTAATCCCATACCACTTGGCTCTAACCCTGAAAATGTACGGGATGATATAGAAGCCAACATTAGTATGGATGAATACGTCCTTCCAGCCCACGTAGTTAAGTGGCATGGGCTTAAGCATATTATGAGTATGCAGGAAGAAGCAGAAATGGGTCTTATGGTCATGCACACTGAGGGATTGATCCATCATGTTGACCAAGAAGAACCCGATAGCGAAGGCTTTGAGGACGCCGAAGTATCGTATGAAGACGATACCGAACAAGAAGAAGCCTCAGAGACACCCGAAACACAAGAAGATGTTCCATCAGAAGACATCGACTTAGAGATCGCTGCCGTTCAGGTAGACGATATGTTGGATGATTTAGATGATATCGAAGAAGTATTGCCTAAGACATCCAAACTTCCCGGAATGCTTAAAAAACAGAAATATGCATTCACAATTTAGCATGGATACCCGCTAGTCGGACCCATAAGAGGAACCTATGGAACAGAAACAAAAATACACACGCGCTCCTGAGCCGGAAGATAATCTAACATATAGTGAAGAGGTTGGACAAGAACAGCCTGTTGAACAGTTGGATGCTGAAGAGGAAAGCTACAAGAAGCGTTATCAAGATATCCAACGGCACATTCAAACTGTGCGTGATCAGAAGGATCAAGAAGTCGCTGCGGTTAAAAAGCAGTTAGATGAAGCCACCCGAAAACAGATCAGATTTCCAAAGACGGATGCTGAAGTTGAGGCGTGGTCAAATCGCTACCCAGATGTCGCTAAGATCGTTGACACGATTGCTCGTAAGAGAGCAAATGAAGCCCTACAGCAGGGTGAAAAGCGTCTCGCTGAGGTAGAGAAGTTTGAGAAGTCGTTACACCGTCAGAGTGCTGAACAGCAGCTAATGAAGTTGCATCCTGACTTTGCACAGATACGGCAAGACCCTAAGTTCCATGAGTGGGTTTCTATGCAACCCTCTGCCATGCAGGATAGTGTTTATAAGAACAACACAGATGCTACATGGGCGGCTCGTACAATTGACTTGTACAAGGCTGATATGAAGCGTGGGGGTAAGGGAAGTAAGTCTGCTGCTCAAGCAGTAGGACGAACATCATCATCTTCCCCTGCCACAGGCAAACGGGCTACTTACTCTGAGAGTATGGTCCAAGACATGAGTGATGCAGAATTTGAAAAGAACGAGGAAGCAATTCAAGAAGCTATCCGTTCTGGTCAATTTGCATACGATATTTCCGGCGCTGCACGGTAAATAAGTCGAAGGGTATAGTTGACGATAAAAACAATCAACTGTATCCTTCGGATGCGCCCATGAGGGTGCATATTATAACAGTTAACTATTGCAGTAACTAACTCAATGTGTTATAATGAAACCATTGAACAACTAGAATATAGGACACTCGTAGTAGTATACCCCATATTCTCCCCCTCCAGATAATAATACCAGAAGTTAACCAGTAGATTTGGACCCGCTTGTCGATACTCCAAAGAAGCTGACACTGACGTTTAATTGTCTGATTTAGCTGCTTCTATTCGTAGAGGCTTACTTACAGCCATTTCATTCAAGGAGACAACAAATGGCATTCCCAAAGGCATCGGGTTATACTAACCTGAACTCAGGTAACTTTTCACCAGTTATCTACTCTAAAAAAGTACAGAAAGCATTTCGCAAGGCTTCTGTAATTGATGCAGTTACTAACACTGATTATAGCGGTGAAATCGCTCAGTTTGGTGACAGTGTAAAAATCATCAAAGAACCAGATATCACAATCACTAACTATGAGCGTGGTACTGCTCTTGCAACGCAAGACTTGACTGACGCTGATTTCACAATGATCGTCGATCAAGCCTCATATTTTCAATTCGCTATCGACGATATCGAGGAAGCCCACTCCCACGTTTCGTTCCAAGATTTAGCATCGGATCGTGCGGGTTACAAATTGCGTGATACCTTTGACGCAGAAGTACTTGGCTACATGTCAGGCTGGAAGACTCCAAGCTCATGGGCGCGGCGTTCAGCATCTGGCGATATCAACGGTACTAAAGCAGATACCAATGCGGGTAATGACGAATTACTTGCAGCGAACAAGCTGGATATCACAGACTTCGGTGGCGCAGACTTGGGTAATGCTGGAGAAGTAACATCTATCCCAATCGCTGCTGGTGGCGGTGCTGGTGGTATTACATCACCATTGGCTATCATGAACCGCATTGCCCGTCAGATGGACGTTGCTAATGTGGACACAGATGGACGGTGGCTTGTAGTTGATCCCGTATTCGCAGAAGTATTAATGGACGAGTCAAGTAAGCTCATAAATTCTGACTTCGGTGGCGGTGATGAGATGCGTAATGGTAAGTTGCCCGGAACTATCCGTGGTTTCTCCATCTACAAGTCTAACAATCTTCCCTACGAAGGTACAGGCGCTGGCGTGGCACTTTCAACTGGCTCTGAGACTAACTTTGGAGTTCTGGTTGCGGGTCATGCGTCTGCGGTTGCTACTGCGGAACAGATCGCTAAAACAGAAACTTTCCGTAGTCAAACAACCTTCGCGGATGTTGTGCGCGGGATGCAACTTTACGGGCGTAAAATTCTTCGCCCCGAAGCTCTGTTCACTGCGAACTACAACTTAGCCTAGAACTAACAGAGGGGCTGGTCAATCACTGGCCCCTCACTTTTTGAGGTTTATTTATGCCGTCTACTTACCTTGATCTCTGTAATCTAGTTCTTCGCCGCCTCAATGAAGTTGAGATAGCTGCGGATGAATTTAGTTCTATACGGGGTGTACAGGCTCTTGTTAAGGATTCTGTTAAATCAGCCCTAGCTAAAATAAACCAGTCTGAGTTTGAGTGGCCTTTCAATGCCGCGCAACACACTGCCACTTTGGTAGTCGGACAAGAAGAATATACTTGGCCTCAATACTTCAAGGCCGTAGATTGGAATAGCTTTCAGATACAGAAGAACGATAGTCTAGGAACTGGGTACAAGACCCTAGCCTACATGGATCGTGATGACTGGCTTAAGAACCACAGAGACACCGACATGGACTCAGGAAATACTGGTAGAGGTATTCCTGATTTTGCATTCGCCTCTCACGGTAATGGTTATGGAGTGACTCCATCTCCTGACAAAGCATATAGCATTCGTTTCAGTTACTTTCTTAATTTTACTGATATTACGAATGCTACTGACGTAACGCGAGTTCCAGAAAGCCACGACAGTGTGTTAATAGACGGCGCTATTTATTACATGTATATGTTCAAGGATAACATGGAGTCTGCTCAGGCTGCTTTTATGGCCTTTGAAAAAGGCATCAAAGACCTTCAGACATTGTACATAAACAATACTGCCTCTGTACGTGATACTAGGATTAGATTTTAATGCCTGACCAAATCCAGTCATTCAAACTGGTCTGTAGTGGTGGTCTAAACAGTAACGAAAATCATCTTGATTTATCGGATAATGCCCCCGGATCGGCTACCAGATTAGTTAATTATGAGCCGTCATTATTTGGCGGCTATCGGCGTATTGAGGGCTTTGGTAAATACGACAATGACTACGGCGAGGTTACTGTAGACGGTCAAACCACAGGTCAAGGAAAAGTACTTGGTCTAGCTATATTTAAGAATGACGTAACTAATTCAACACAGCTAATCGCTGCACGGCAAGATGCTGGTGGAAGCAACTATAGTTTCTATTACTACACGGCATATATTGGCTGGAGAAAATTTACTCTAGATCATTCTGTTACTAGGCCAATGACTTTAAATGGTTTAACCGTACAGAAGCTACGCCATGTAGGTTTTAACTTCGGTACAGGCAACAAGATTTGTTTTGTAGATGGTGTAAATCCAGCCATTATATTTGATGGGGCACACTGGGAAGAGATAAAATCTAGTAATAGCGGAGGATACACTGCTGGACATAGTTCTAATACTGCTGGAGGCGCTCAGGCCGTCAATGCACCCGCTCTGGTCGATGTATTTAAAAACCACCTCTTTCTTGCCGGACACGAAGCCTCTCGCGCTATAGTAGCACACTCTGCCCCTACCAACACAGCAGACCCTGATGGTATGTATGATTGGACCAGTGCATCTGGAGCCGGACAGATTCCCGCAGGATTTGACGTAGTACAGATCAAACCCTTCCGAGATGACTTGTTTGTCTTTGGGGATAACGGCATTAAGAAGATTAACGTAAATACTTCTAATAACTTTATTATAGAGAATGTTACTTCTAATGTTGGTTGCGTTGCCAGAGACAGTGTACTGGAGATCGGCGGCGACTTAATGTTCCTAGCTCCTGATGGTTTTAGACCCGTTGCAGGAACTTCCCGTATCGGAGATGTAGAGCTTGAAACTGTTAGTAAACCTATTCAGGCTACTCTTGTAGATACTATTGCTAATAACGATATGAAAACCCTAAGTGGTGTAGTTATTAGGTCCAAGTCTCAAATACGCTACTTCTTCCAACAGGATGAAGGAAGTAATCTAAAGAATGAAACTGATAGTGAAGGTCTTATTGGTGGCCTTACTAACAGTAGCGGCACTATAAGTTGGGAGTTTGGTGAGTTACTTGGAATACGGGCCTCTTGCTGCACAAGCGGATATATAGGTACAACTGAGTTTATACTTCATGGAGATTACTCTGGATTAGTACACCGACAAGAAAACGGAACTTCTTTTAACAACAACGATATCGTATCTGTTTATGCCACACCTTATTTGGACTTTGGAGAGACAGAACAACGTAAGATGCTACGGAAAGTAAATACATTTATAAGGGCTGAAGGTCCATTGGAGATGTTACTTTCAATGACATACGACTGGGGGGATGGGGATACCAGTGTTCCATCCACATATTCTCAGGCTTCCACAGGCGCTCCAACACGATACGCTGGTAGGAATATAACTTATAATGCCGCCAACGTACTATACGGCGGTTCGTCAAAACCAATTATGACCACCGACATACAAGGATCAGGGTTTTCGGCACAGGCTACTTTTGTGACCGTTGGGCAGACATTCCCATTCTCAATTCAAGGTCTGGTCTTTGAATTTACACCCTCAGGGAGAAGATAGAAGATGGCAGGATATACACGGCAATCCAATGCTACCATTATCAATGGTGCAAACATTACTGCCCCCCCTCTGAATGCAGAATTTAACCAAATTTCTGCTGCATTTAATTCGTCTTCTGGACACTCCCATGATGGCACTTCTGGTAATTCTCCAAAGATTAACCTAACTACTTCTGTGTCTGGTTACCTGCCAGCCGTACACGGTGGTATAGGTGGTAAGAATAAACTAGATGCTACAGCTACTCCTGTTGTCTCTAATGATAATACTGAGGGCTATGCTCCGGGTTCTTTGTGGGAAAACACTACTACTGGTCGTGTATACATTTGTGTAGGAAACAGCACTGGTGCAGCCGTATGGCGTGAACTGGTACAGGTAAACTCCGGCAATGCTATCCTACCCGCAGCCACTGACACCGTAGACTTGGGTAATAATAGTACCCGTTTTCAGGATTTGTTTCTGAGTGGTGGTATATCAGCAACTGGTAACGTAGCCGTTGGTGGTACTCTGAATATCACAGGAGCAACGGCTCTTGGTTCTACTCTGGGTGTAACTGGCGATACTACGCTGGTTAATCTAGCAGCTACTGGTACAACCACTATCACATCGATTGACCTGAACTCTGGTGCGATTGATGGTACTACGATTGGTACTACTACTCCAGCCGCAGGTACGTTCACCACTCTTAATGCAAATACTAGCCTCGTAGCTGCTACAGCCGATATCAATGGCGGTACGCTTGATAATGTAACTATTGGTAGTTCATCGGCTGCACCCGCTTCGGTCTCAACCTTAACAGCTACAAATGCTACTCTTGCATCCGCTAATATTTTGCTTGGTACTATCAACGCTACTACTATCGGTGCTACTGTACCCTCCACAGGAGCGTTCACAACCGTATCGACTTCAGGTCAGGCTACTCTGGCAACAGTTGATATTAACGGTGGTGCAATTGACGGTGCTGCTATTGGCGCTAACGCAACTTCTAGCGGTGCTTTCACTACTCTGTCTGCTTCTGGGGGCATTACTGGTACACTAACTGGCAACGTGACGGGTAATGTCACGGGTAACGTAAGCGGTGCAATCACAGGCAACGTCACTGGTGATCTTACTGGTAATGTAACGGCAGGTTCTGGTACGTCTTCATTCAACAACGTCACTATTGATGGCACGTTGAACATGAATGCTGGTACATCTGCTACCATTCAGAACCTTACTGCTCCGACAAATGACTTAGATGCCGCCACAAAAAAGTATGTAGACGATGAAATATCCACGCTGATTGGTGACGCTGGTGCAGGGCTTAATACCCTTGGCGAACTAGCAGATGCCCTGAATGATGATGATGACTTCAGCACTACGGTAACAAACAGTATCGCTACTAAGCTGCCAAAAGCTGGTGGCACGATGACAGGCGCAATAGCCATGTCTACGAATAAGATTACTGGCGTAGGTGATCCCACAAGCGCACAGGATGTAGCTACAAAAGTATATACCGATACTCAGCGTAACACCCGTGTAGCCAAAACAGGCGATACGATGTCTGGCGCATTAGCTATGGGCAACAATAAGATCACTGGTCTTGCCACGCCTACTGCTACTACAGATGCGAGTAACAAATCGTATGTAGACGGATTATTCCAAAGCACTACTGCGGCGGCGACTTCAGCCTCTAACGCTGCAACTTCAGAATCCAATGCCACAACTTCGGCTACTAATGCATCCAACTCTGCTACAGCGGCTGCGAGTTCAGCTACTTCTGCGGCGGCTTCATTTGATAGCTTCGATGATCGTTACTTGGGTGCTAAGTCTTCTGCTCCGACTGTGGACAATGATGGCGATGCCTTAGTAACAGGCGCATTGTTCTTTGACTCTACTGCGGGTGCAATGAAAGTATATTCTGGGTCTGGCTGGATAAATGCGGGTTCCTCAGTAAATGGTACTTCAGACCGAGAGACTTATACAGCTACGGCTGGTCAGACAGTCTTCGCTGCCACCTACGATGCAGGATATGTAGACGTATATCTGAATGGCGTTAAGCAGCTTATGGGTACAGACGTAACAGCTACCAACGGAACATCAGTCACATTTGCATCTGGTACTTCGGTGAATGATGTCGTTGACATCGTAGCTTACGGCACATTTGTCCTATCCGATCACTACACCAAGACACAGGCAGACGCACGTTACGTGCAAGTGGCTGGCGATACCATGACGGGTAATTTGTCCTTCGGAGACAACGACAAAGCCATCTTCGGTGCTGGGTCTGACCTCCAGATTTACCATGATGGGTCTAACAGCTATATTGATGAACAAGGTACGGGTAATCTTAATGTAAGAGGCACAAACTTAGTCCTTGGTAATGCGTCTGGAAGTAATAGCTATTTAGCCGCTAATGATGGAGGAGGTGTTTATTTATATCACGCAGGGCAGAATAAGCTAGAAACCACCAGCACAGGTGTAGAAATCACAGGCACAGCCGTAACAGACGGTGTTACAATCGCTGGTAACCTGTCACTCGACGGCGGCACAATCAAGCTGGATGGTAATTATCCTACTGGTACAGCTAATGTGGCGTTGGGTAACGCTGCGTTAGACAGTGGTTCTTTAAGTGGAAATTATAACACAGCATTAGGCGGAGATGCGTTTACCAACTTAACGACGGGCAATAATAACT